TTTCACTGCTTTTGTCGTGAGGTTCATGGCCGTGACCACGGCAAAGGTCCTGGTGAGGAATTTCGTTGAGCATTGCCTGCGCACTGCTCCTCGGGAGGAAATGCCCGGAGCCTTTGAAAGGGAGACGGGGAAACCCGCCGCCACCCAAACCGCAGCCGAAGCGGCGAAGGAGGCGACCACCGACAGTTTAGGGAGCATGGAAGAGGCTCCTGCGGAGACGGGTGGTGTTGTCGAGGAGGAACCGGAGATCACATTCCTTTGGGATGGGGTCACCGACGCCAAGGTCGCAGCGGAAGATGTCCCCAAACGATCCTTTAGCGGCCAATCGCGCGTCCATCGCGGAACGCGTGGAAATGGTCGCAAAGTTGCCAGATCGGGGGTTTCCTTCTGCTCCCTTGAAGACCAAGCGCTTGCTATCATCCTGGCGCCAAACTGGGGACCTTCTCCTGCCAATCTCTCCTCGTTACAGCGAGAGTTGCTCAACCACCACCGTCGTGAGGGTTGTGCGTTAAAATTGGAAAATGGAAGGGAAGTCGTTTTGGCACCAGGTGAGCAGATGGGCCAGGTGGCTCGGGCAGTGAGGGAGATGACCCGCGTGTCGGGATCCTTCCTTGAGTCAGAGCTCGTCCAGTCCAATGCGGAAGCGCTGGAAGATGTCATCCATGAATGGGAGCATTACTACCGTTACGTGGATAATGTTGCCGGACAGGTTGGACTCTTCCGGAGGTTGTCGCTGGCAGTTGGCCGTTTCCAGAGGTTCGCCTTTGGATCGGTCAACCGACCGCCCCTCGAATAGGCTTGCGTAGCTAGGAGGGTCTGCTGTTGTTACGAGGGTGTCCCGCCGAAGAAGCATGCATGTGATGATAGTTGCTCCGGTACCCAACTCACGATAACACAGCAGCCTGACCTGGTTCGCTGCCGGCCCAAGCAAGTCTGGTATGTCAGCCCCCCCCGACCTAACGTTCTTGGCATTAATGAGAACAACTCTTGGTTCTACCCCACTAGTTGTGGCCATAATGTCCTGAATGCTTTGCTGGGACGGGTAGGCATGCATGTTCCGAAACCAGACGTTGGGTTCATTCAAAAGGAACTCACCCCTCTAGCTCGTATTCTTGGCCAGGCCATGCGTGCGAGCCCGTGCCGCTTAGAGGAGGTGTATAGCTGCTACAGCGGTATCAAACGCGCCCGCTATGAGCGCGCTCACGCTCAAGTACTCCGGCAAGGTGGCTTCGTGCACAAGGATCAGGCTAAGATTAAAATGTTTGTGAAGATGGAAGCTTATAAAATCAAGGCGGAAAAACCCTATCCTGACTGCCGAGCCATTCAGTTCCGGTCGTTCGAGTACACTCTGGTGTTAGCATCGAAAATACGGCCGGCTGAGCACAAGATGTATCTTCTGGAAAACGTGGTAGGATTCCCGGAAGGGCGGATGTTTGCCAAGAATATGAATCCACAGGAGAAAGCAAGCGCCATTGTTGAGATGGTGACCAGCCTACCGGGGGCCCGCATGGTTTGTTGTGACCTTTCGAGGTACGACGCACACTTACAGGTCCCCGTTCTCGAGCACGTCGAGCACGTAGCTTGGAACACAGCGGTAGGCGATCCGGATCTTGCCCGCCTCCTCAAGATGCAACTCCGCAACAAAGGATCGGCCCATACAGCCGATGGAAAGTTCCGTTACAAAGTCAGAGGCGAGAGGATGTCTGGGGACGCAAACACGGCGGGAGGCAACTGCATCATCACCGCTTGCGCTCTTACCGGCTTCTTCAAAACTCGTGGCTTTGCTTTCCGTATCCTGGTGGACGGTGACGATTCTGTGGCGGCCTATTATGGGCCCGAGGTCTCGGAGGAAGAACTGGATGCTTACTTCCGCAGGTTGGGCATGGTGATCGGAATCGACTGCCGGCCAACCTGCATTGAGGAAGTTGATTTCTGCCAAAGTCGACCCGTTTGCGTCGATGGAGTTTGGACCATGATTCGCGATCCGATGAAGGTCCTCTCCAAGGTGGGAATGACGCACAGGAAGGACTCCCCCGCGGCTTACAAGAAACGTTTGCTGACCACCGCAACCTGCGAAGGGTTCCTAGCTCGTGGGGTCCCGGTGCTGCAGGCCTACGCCCGTTCTCTCATCAACAACTGTGTTGCACAAATGTCTAGGCGCCAGTTGAAAAGGGGGTTCATGAAAGGCGAGGTTTTAAGCTACCGGATGCAACACTTGCTGAAGGAGCCCAAAGAGTACGAAGACTCTTTCGTGTCCATTTCCACTCGTCGATCTTTCGAGAAAGCGTTTGGAATCACCGTTGAGGAACAGAAGCAATGTGAAAAGTACTTCGGGTCATGGAGGTTTGACCTGTCAAAACACCGTTCGGCCGGTGGGATGACAAAGGCCTGGTATCTTGCTGGGCCTTACCCGGAGTTCATAGAATTGGGTCACTAGGGGTAATCGCCCAAAACGCTCGTCGTGCTAACCAGAATGCCAAGAGACTGCACGGAGCTCCCAACCAGAGTTGGTTCCCTAGTGATGAACAGTCCCCGCCGTCGTCGGGTATCCAATACAATGACGAAAACGACCAACAATCAACGGCCCAAGGCCAAACAAAACAACAATCAGCCCAAGAATCAAGCTAGGCCACGTTTCATCGCTGCCCCAGCTTCTTCAGGCTCCTTGATCACACCTTCGAGGTTTACCATGAACACTATCTCGGATGGCGTAGTCCGTTTCAAGGGGCATGAGTTGCTGGGATCAGTCGGTACATCAGCTTTCTCGCCCTTGGCGGCTGTCTTTGATCTCAATCCCGCGTGTTGGAGGAATTCACGCTTGGCCCGAATTGCGGCGACGTATGAGAAGTATCGGTATGATTCCTTCACTATCCGTTACCATCCTACGGTTTCCACCACCGCCCCCAATGGCTTGGCAACCTACGTGGAGTTGGAAATTGATGAGGATGCGCAGACCAGTGTCATTGGTGCGCTGAATCATCAATACTCCGCCATGGGACCAGCCTGGGCAACACATGAGGTCCATTACCGCCGCCCAGCTCAAGATCCGAAGGCGTATCTACTGACTGATCGTTCAGTTGGGAATCGAAACGACATGTCACAAGGCAAAATTATTTCCGTGTCAACGGCAGATGGACCTCAGGCGTTCGGCTATCTGTCCATTGAGTACGATGTTGTGTTCATGTATCCCGAGCTTGAGTCTGGTTATCCAGGTGAGCAGTACCAGCAAACTTCAGCCACAATTCCGATTCTTGCGCCTGGCTCGAACATTATCGCCAGTCCTAATTGGGCCTCGGCTGGTGTTAAGGTAGCAGAGGTCGTGTTGGAGGAAGTGCTAATCGGCTGTGTCAATGCGGCCGGCAGTACCTTCGACTTCGTGGTCGGTTCTTTGCTTTACACCGCCTGGGATGGAGTAGCTTGGCTGCTCTATGAGAACATTGAACAGGCGTTGGCGACAGTTAACCCTCTTCGAACGGTCGCTGGTCTGCCAGGAACCACGCTGAATTATTTCATGAGGAAACTCACTGTGGGGTGATTGTTGAGTTGGGGGTAACCCACGGGTCTTGAGCACCCGTGAAAACAAGCTGGTCGTTGTTTCCCTGGTTAGACAAGCGAAGGGTGTTGGCTCATCATCAATTGTATTCGTCCCCCGGTGAAGACAGCGACGTAAGACCTTTTCAGGCAGCGTATCCGCCGGGTGGTCTGGGGGGGGGCGCGCAGGCTGCTCCCCACGAATGCTGATTGGTGGGAGAGAGATTCACTTGTTCCAAGAAGTGCTCATCACACTCACCCGAGTTCGCCCGGGTTCCTTGTTCCACCTGATGAGTGGAGTGGCGTGCACGCAGCCAGTGGTGTTCGGATTGCCCCGGTTTCGACCGAACTGAACATCGCCGTAGAAAGAACAGCGTGTGGGACCAAACGAGAGATCGTATTGTGGGGAGCCGGGTTTCCG